GTTTTCTGATTGCAATCTGCTTGCTGGAATGTTCAATGCTTTATATAACTTCTTCAAGAAGTATTCAACATCTGCCATCTCTCCCAAGTTTTGACCACCGGGTAGAGTTGTAATTTCAGTTCCACGACCACCCTCACGACGGGGCAACCAGTAGTCTTCCAACATACTTTGATGCTTACGGTCATCACGAAGTTCGCCTGTATTTGCATCATAAACAATTTTATTTCTAAAACGATTCATCTGATCGCGTAGATATTGTTCTGCTTTATTCTTTGGTAGAGAACCAACATCGATATAGAATACACGACGCTCAGGTGCTCTAGACCAACGATAGATGACTGTAGCATCTTCAACCATTCTTAGAAGGTTGAGTGGTTTAATTGCCTTATGTAACCATCCAACGACTCTCTTACTTGCATAATCAAATAAACCTGAATGTATATAATTGATACTATCAGTAGAAATTCTAAGACCCTTTGTATCGTATGGGTTTAGTTTTTCATAATTTGAAAATACATAATACTCATCAACGCTTTGGATGATTGGCACATTACCCAATTTGTTATCTCTTTTTACTTCACGAATCTTTTTGATCATAAGAGGATCTATTAGGCGAACCTCCTTTAGTCCATCTGATGGATCATCATGAAGTATGTGGTGATAATATAGTCTTCCATCGACATACCATTTTCTAAAAATCTCTTGACCTTTTCTTGTAAAATCTAAAAGACCCAAGATGTTATCAAACTCTTCAAACATTATTTGTTTGATTTCATTTGGAACTTCCACTTTGTCTAAATCTAATTGAACAGTTGTTCCTTTTGCATCTTCTGTTATGGCTTCATTAACAACATCATCAATTGCCATATCAACTTCAGCATTCAAGGACATTTCACGATATTTTTTAATTAAGTCAACATCGGCTTTTAGAGTTCCGTCCAAATCAATGTACATACCCTGAAACCCGCCAGTTTCAACAACACTTGCACCGTCCTCTAAATTACGAGGTACAAATGACTCTACTGTGTCAGGTTCCTTGTTCTTTTTGCCAAATGAAAATCCAAATAATTCAAACGCCATAATATAAATCCTTATTTAAAAAATACCGAATCAATTCAGTATCAGGTTGAGATTCCAAACCCGAAACTGGTTGACCCTGTATTTATACCGAATCCGATTGAAGTATTTCCTCCACCTGCACCGGCGAACGCACCACTTCCTTGTCCACCCACACCGACTGATGCACCTGAGCCTACTCCAAATCCGCCTAGACCTGCTCCACCAGATCCGAATGGGGCACCAGCACCAGCAGCAGCAACTGCGCCTGGTCCTAATGTTCCACCTGCAATATTTGCTCCATTGACTTGGAATGGTGATGAACTTGTTACGAAGTATGAATATTTGAATACAACTTGGAAATCAGATACTGTGTCGTTTTGATCATATCCTAATTGGACTGCTGCGACATTATCTGGCCAGAGATCAAAGAATTGATACCACTTAACAACTTTGAATGATCTGTCTAGTTGTGCCACGATTGCTGAACCGAATGCACCACGAGGATTTGCGTATGGAGTTGAATTACCAGCATATGAATTAAACAATTCGTTCCAGTATTCAAAAACATTTCTCAATGACATATTTTGATCATTGATAATATCAATTGTCCAATCTTCAAATTGACGATCACCGGGATATTTTGCCATACGACCGAGGTATGGTACATTTACTTCACCAAGGATCGATGAAGGTAACTGAGCAGCCTTGCAGAAAAATTGAAGTTGTGGTAGTGGACCGACAGGGCATACCAAATTTACAGAGTAAAGATTTGGTCTTGAGCCACCGTCGAAATTTGACATAAATGAATTGATTGACGAGTCAGCCATTTGTTATTTTCTCCTTGATTCCTCTTTTATTTATATGTCTTTTAGAAATTATCCACCGAATTCTGCGAAGGTCACTCCGGTTGGTGTAGCAACGAAGTTTAGACGGATGAAGTTGATACTTCTTGCTGGTGCAATGAAGATATCTGCAACAAATTGATTTTGATCAATTACACTTGGTGGGTTGTTTGATTCATCGCAAACTAATGCGTATGAACTTACACCACGCTTACCTTGAACTTCTCTTAAGAATGGATCAACCAATTGTCTAAATTGTGATCTTGTGAATGCATCGTTGAATTCAAAGAGTTGAAACTTGGCTGCTGTAGCAATTGTCTTCTCTAGAACATTGAAAAGTCTACGAACATTGATTCTATCAAATGCACTTGCTTTAGTTTGTAAAGTCTTGTCACCGAAAAGAATTGCACCCGTACCTTGGAAAGTTACTACAGGATTGATACTTAAATTATAAAGATCATCTCTGTATTCCTTTGATGGATTCCATGCGAGTTTGACGATATTGTTAATACGACCTCTATCGTAACCTGCTGGTGAGTACCAAGGCTCCTTGGTGTTATCTGTTCTTACACAGCAACCCGCGATATCGCCACACAGTGGTACATATAGGAAACGATCATTGAATCTATCATATTGATATTTTGCATTTCCGTCCATTACACCGTAAGATGAGTTACCAACGGTTGTTTTATAATCTTTGATTGCTGAGAAGATTGTTGCAGAACTTGAACCATATGATCCAATTGTTGTTGCCGATGGTGATACGAATGCAATGCAATCTTGGCGATTTGCTGCAATTTCAACTACCTTCTTTGCCTCTGCTGCACTGATGTTTCCTGCAATGAGTAGTGAAACATCTACTTCTTCTGCATTTGTAAAGTACTCTTCAAATGTTGCAGAGATTGTAGCGTCACTTGGAGTGTTTTGTGAAGAACCAGTTAAGATGTAATCTTGTAGGTTTATTAGTTGCTTGAATGAAGATGTTGTTACAGCATCAGTATCCCATGCTTGTGAACCTGTGAATAAAGCAGATGCTGTCTCTGAAGTTCCTACCCAAACATATTGTGACTTGTTATTTACTACATTCTTCCAATAATTTGTAGTACCATCTGCATTCTTTGCATTAGTTGCCTTTGAAACGCCTAAGAATGTTTCTAGAACTGTTCCTGGGGTTCCTGACCATTTACCTGTTGCGTCTATTACTATAACATGCAACTCGTCATTTGTTGCTCCTAAAGTTGAAGCAAATGATGAAGTGCCGGGAACTCCATATGTATCTGTGAAAGTTGTCCACTCGGTGTCGCTGTTTGTTGTAACATCACCGTCTATTACTACAACTTTTAGTCCGTTTCCTAGTGTACCTGGGTACTTTGCTGCAAACTTAAAGGTGTATGTACCATTGAATGATTGATACTTGTCTCTATTTTGTACTAAAGCACCGCTTCCGTTGTCTGTTGCGTTTAAATCTGATGCGTGGGATGCTCTTACTACTTGCAATGCACCACCGTATGAAAGGAAGTTTGAAGCAACGAACCACGATATTGCCATAGTTGGGTCTGTTGTTGGGGTTGCAAATACAGATTGCAATTGCTTTTCACTTGTAATTAATACTCTTTGGTCTTGTGGACCCCATTGAAACATACCGACATAGCCAGCTGGGGTTGTTGCAATGGCAGGAATTACATTAGTAAGGTCAAATTCTTTGATTTCTACACCGGGACTTAGTTGAAATGCCATTTTTCTCTCCTTATTCGCCTAATTTTGGTCTACGATTATGTATAAAAATCATTATTTCTATTTTCCGCATCCCTCCAGACGGTTCCACTGGTATCTGTCTCTTCGTTATTATATGAAATTCCATCATCTAAAATACCGAACGGTGTCATTTCTTCTTCTAATTGTTTTAATTTTTCATCAAACACGGTTCTTCTTATATCCATGTTGGTCAAATCTTTGAAGTAATTCTGAGTGGTTAGCCATCCAAACAAAACCATGCACATAACCAAGTCGTCTGTATGACCACCATCTGCTTCGAAAGAATTATTTTTTGCAATAAATGATACGAGTTCTTGGATGATGTCATAGTCTGCAATGAGTAGTTTGTTCGATTCTATCAGAGACTTCAGCACAGAGCATCCTAGACGCTTTACAGCCTTTGTAGTCCTAAGTCCAAGTTGGGTCTGACCCGAACCACCGAAACCACCGTCTAGGGTTTGACCCTTTCTACCCCTTACACTAGACATTAAAATATTATCATATTCCAATTCACTATGTAATAAATCAGCAACCTGTCCACCTATGTCATTTATTTCAACT